ATTTAGACGGTCCTTTGAACAAAAAGGAGGTTTAGATAGAATCTTTTGGTTAACTTTTGACCCTAAAAATGACAGTGTTATTGAATTAACATTAATTTCCTCGGTTCCTATGTCTGATGAACAATTATCAGTAGCATGGGCATCGAACCCTGGTTTTATTCCTTATTCGGTAGGTGGTGCTTTTGAGTGGGGTAACTTTAATCGAACTCATATTATTCATGGGCGCTTAGAACAATACTTTCCAAATAGTATAATTGGTTCTAGCTCTTTTAGTTCAGATGGTAATGCCACTTTAATGCATGTAACTGATAATTACTTTTCAAGCTTAGAACCAACTGCTGCTGATTGTTTGTATTGTTATAGAGTATTTGTTGCGCCACCTCCCGGAGAAGCACCGGGACAAGGAGGCCGCGATGGAGTAACTCAACTAACCATACCTGCTAAGCGCGTTATACTTGATGCATTTACAGTAGAAGAACCGGACCTAGAATATATGATGAGACTTAAAAGATCATACGAACTTGCTAATCAGGTTTGATAAGAATGGTTTCGCCTTTATTAGAACAACCAATTAGTGAGCTTACTAGATGGTATGCAGAACAAGGCAAAGACGCTAGGCGTAAAAGACGCAAAGAAAGAGAAGAACAAGGGGATAAATGGCGCAATAATTGGAAAGAGGTTTACAACTGGTTAGCAAATGAGCAAACTCCCGATGTGACTGGGCCTTTAGTTATAGGAATGAGATTAGCACCTAGATTAACTGCTCCTCTTTATTTGGGTTCAAAGTTAGCAAAAGGATTTGCTACCGCTGCGTCAGAAGGGGCTTTTGGTTCTGGTCCAGTTGCTGGTTTAGAATATACACCAGAGATAGCAGAATATGAACGCACTGCTTTAGGTAGTTCAAGAGTTATCTAGATCAGCGTAACAAATGTCACATATCCACACTTGTGGATATTTACGATCATAAGTACGCCATAGGTGATAATCATGTACTTCACCAACAAAGCCACATATTGAACACATACACATCATGCTTGAACCCACTTCCCTTCCATCAGTAGATCGCATTGACTGCAATGCATACCAAAACGCGGTACATGGTCGCTAACTCTAACATATTCTGGATGGTCTGGACACCACATGTGATATTCTACTCTGAAACTATTTCTCTGATCTACTTCTAGCAGCTTAGATCTAACCCATTTGCTAAAGTTAGGCATTTGTGAAGCAATCTCAAACGATGTTGGACATAGATTAACCATCTTATGACGCTTCATCTCTTCAACTCCAAGTGTTGCATAATCAGAATAGTGGCTAACATAGCCAATTCTTCATGTTTTGATGACCTTATTTTCTTCAAAACTATCCTATATGATTGCCAAAACTTTGCATCTGCTTGTTCCATGATATTATCTCAAATGGTTTTTGTATATATATATGCTGTAATTTTTTGACTACTAAAGTAAAATAGTATGGCTAGTTAGAAACGGGTGGAGGAGGGGAAGTGGTGGTAAATAAGTACGAGCCGCGTCCAGTCACCGATTAGAAGATTGAAGTGATGTTTATAGGCGGTCGGCAGCCACAAAGTGCTATGGCGACAGCAAAAACAGGCAGTTTTTATTTGACAGAGACAGTAACTTTACCCGCAGCAAGTGCAACAGGTACCAGAGTACAAGGCGTTATTGACCTTGGTGCTTATGTAAATGTAGCTACAGGACAAGCGGTGGCAATAGAATCGGTTGACATAGTAATTCAACATGGTGGGAATTTTAATCAATTTGGTTCTAATTTTCTAACTACTGATGGAGCAATCTCCACACAATTAACTGATCTAAACCCTGGTGCTGCATTTGTAAGAGCAGATAATCAGAGTTTAATTGCTTCAAGTGCATTAAACATTGACGATTCTGCTAACGTACTTTCACACATGGCAGATTTGTATCCTGATAACTTTGGCCCATCTGCGGTATCTGAAGCATTCATGGTAGTCAATGATTCTCTTTACTTAGTAGCTGGTAATGATGGCGGCGATATCACTGCTGGCAACGTATTTGTTACGGCTAGAATTAAGTGTAGAATTGTTAAACTAGGTAGCAAAGACTGGATGGCAATAGCAATACAATCAACCGCTTCTGATAACTGAAGGTGATCCCTTTGGTTAAGATAGAGGGGTCTCTCGATGAACTTCGAGCATTACTTGGCAGGGCTGAGCGCACTGTTACTGATGTTGTTGAGACCGTTAAAGAAGTTAAAACAACGGCTAAAAAGACTAGACGTAAACTATCGCAATGGCAACGTTACATTAAGAACAGAGCTAACCACATCAAGTTCAAGAGAGGACCAAAAAAAGGAAGACTAGATTTAGCCGCTATGTCTAAAGCATTCAAGAGGTCTATGAAATGAATCAGCAAAAGCTATTGGAAATGTTTGGTTTAACTAAACCTAAAAAAGCCAAACCAAAAAAGAAAGGGGGCAAAAAGTAATGGATAGAACATTAATAGCAGAATTCCCTGCTTTTGCTGTCGAAGTACGAGCTAATAATGCTTGGACTTTAGGTTCAACTGATACAAGAGAACTTTCAGCTCAAATATATTTACAAGAAATGAAGTTAGATCTAAGTGGTTATGTACAATCTGATTTAACTGTTGGATTTAGACGGTCCTTTGAACAAAAAGGAGGTTTAGATAGAATCTTTTGGTTAACTTTTGACCCTAAAAATGACAGTGTTATTGAATTAACATTAATTTCCTCGGTTCCTATGTCTGATGAACA